GAGAATGGTAGTAAAATAATTGCCGCCTCAACATCTTCTTCTGCGGTTCGTGGTAGTTCATTCAACATTATTTTTCTTGATGAGTTTGCTCACATTGATCCACCGTCTCTTGCAGAACAATTTTTTACATCTGTATATCCTACTATTTCATCAGGTCAAACTACAAAAGTATTCATAGTATCTACACCAAAAGGATTGAATATGTTTTATAAGTTATGGGTAGATGCAGAAGAGGGTCGTAGTGATTATATACCAATTGATATTCATTGGTCACAAGTTCCTGGTAGAGATGAGGCATGGAAAGAAGAGACTATTCGTAATACGAGTGAAGTTCAGTTTGCTCAAGAATATGATTGTGAGTTTATTGGTTCTCAACATACGCTTATAACAGGAACTAAATTGAGAATGCTTACATATAAAGCACCAATACAAAAGCGAGACAGTCTTGACATCTATGAAGACGTAGACCCTAGTCATTCGTATGTCTGTATTGTTGACGTTGCACGAGGTAGAGGACTTGATTATTCTGCCGTTTCTGTCATAGACACCACACGATATCCAAACATACAAGTTGCAAAATATAGAGATCCTAATGTATCACCAATGGTGCTTCCTACAATCGTACAGAATATTGCAAGATATTACAACAATGCATTTATTCTTGTTGAAACAAATGATATAGGAGGTCAGGTAGGTGACATACTTCATTATGATTTAGAGTATGAAAATATATTTCATGCTACAATCAATGGACGTGCAGGACAGACACTTGGTGGAGGATTTGGTGGTGGCACACAGATTGGTGTCAGAACAACAAAAGAAGTCAAACGCAAGGGTTGCTCCAATCTAAAAGATCTTATTGAAAGTGATAAACTAATCATTCACGATTTAGATACAATAAGTGAATTGACAACGTTTGTTGCTCATGGTCAATCATATCAAGCAGAAGAGGGTTGTCATGATGACCTTGTGATGACACTTGTATTATTTGGATGGATGATTGAGCAACGATATTATAAAGAAGTCACTGATAATGATCTACGAGAAAAACTTGAGGCAGAGCAATTAGCACAGTTAGAAGAAAGTGTTATGCCATTTGGATTTCTTGAAGGAAATTTTGAGGAGCCACAATATGAAAAGATGGGAGGAGAGAATTGGATAATCGATAAAAGATTTTCTACAGATTATCTTCATTAATTCTATGTATTTTAGTAGCATCTTTAATATCTGTAATTAATTTTTCTACTTGTTTACATAAGTCAGGTCTCAACTTACAAAGTTTCTCAAGGTATCTTATAGATTCCTTAAAAATCATTTCTTCATTAATTCTTAAAATATAAAACTTACCTCTTGTCTCACTTTTAGTTGTGAGATATAGATGTTCAGGATTGACACAATATGTATTATTGCATTGTTGATGTACAATCTTATCACCTATTTCACCTTTGTAAGCAAGATAAGCGAAACGGTGTGCGGGTATCGACTTACCTTCATAAGAAAACATACCATAACCTTGTTTTGTTTTACTAGCAGTCCAAAACCAACAGTCACCAGTCTTAATAATTTTTTTCTCAAACCTTTCAATCGCCTTATTCATGATTATATTTATATTTCACTAAATAAAAAATGTTCTAAAAATCATAAAAAAATAAATATAAGGACGAAATACACCAACAACAGGAGAAAAACATGGCATTTCAAGTAAGCCCAGGTGTAGCAACGGCAGAAATAGATTTAACAACCAGAGTACCTATCCCATCGCTATCGCAGGCCGCAATCTGCATGTTAGCAAAGTGGGGTCCTATACATGAAATTGTTACTGTTTCTTCTGATGACGGCCTGGTAGAAAATTTCGGTAAACCAAGTGGTGATAATTTTGAGAATTGGTTCACTGGTGCAAACTTTCTTTCTTATGCAAATACGTTAAGAGTTGTAAGAACTGCAAATACTGCTGAAGCAAATAATGCAGTATCAAACGGTAATGCAGTATTAGTTAGAAATGATGCACAATATCAAAACACTGCAAGTCTTTCTGGTACTGGTACAAGTGGCAGAACATGGATTGCAAAACACGCAGGTGATTTAGGAAATTCTCTTAAAACATCAGTGTGTGTCGCTACAAGAGCAAACACACAAGTACAAGATAGTATTGTCACTTTAGATTCTAATTCTGACATAAGACTTACAGGAACTTTTACCGTAGGTAGTGACGGCACTGTTTCAGCAACAACTGCGGCCGATGGTAGAATTGACGAGGAAATTGAAATTGGCGACGTTATTGTAAATGGTACATCAAGTGAAGTAGCGATTGTTACAGCGGTAGCAAATAACTCTCAATTTACAGCCACGCAAAACGATGCAAGTTCAATGACATCTGGATCAACAATCGTTATTTCTAGAATGAAAAGATCTGCATTTTCGGAACCAGCAAGAAACATGATGGGTGTTATCGATGGTACGGTTGGTGAAACAACAGTATCAGGAACTAATACACGATTTCAATTACAATTGCATATTGGTGATATCATTACATTGAATGATGGTGCAAGTAATATTAGAAGAAAAGTTGTTGCTATCACGAGTGATACGAGTTGTCGAGTAGATGAACCATTCTTGTTAACTTTTACTAACAAAAGTTATTCTAGAGAGTGGGAATATAGAAGTGACTTTGACAAAGAACCTTTAACAAGTGATTATGCCTATGATACTACTGGTAGTAAAAATGTAAACGATGAAATTCATGTCGTATTAGTTGACGAAGATGGTGACTGGACCGGAGCAAAAGATATAAGAGGTGCTAATAGAGTACAATCAAAATCTGTATTAGAAACTTATCCTGCAATGTCAGTTGCAAATGGTGCTATTTCATCTACTGGTGAAAGCATATATTACAAAGACTACATCAACGATCATTCAGAATACATTAGATGGGGTGACCATGCTGGAGAAGGTGATGCAGTTACTAGAACGAGAGTTTCATCCGACCATACAATTTGTCTGAGTTGGGGTAATACTTTAGGAGCATCTAATACTGCCGCCAATAACTCTTTTAGAGGCACGTTTGGTGCTTTAACACAAGCCAATGGTATTATTACCGAAAGTTTTACTGGAGGTAATAATGGTTTCACTGTTTCCGATGCTGATTATATGACAGGATGGAATGAACTTAAAGATCCAAATAAAGTAGACATTTCTTTCGTTTTGGCTGGAGAATCAAGCAATGTTCTCTCAACATTCTTAATTCAAGAAATTGCTGAACACAGAAAAGATTGTGTAGTATTTACTTCACCTGCAAGTTCTGATGTGGTGAATCAGACAGGATCTGAAGTTAGCAATATGATTTTGAGAAGAGAAGCATTACCTAGTTCAAGTTATGGTGTAATGGATGGCAATTACAAATATATGTTAGACAGATTTAATGGGGTATTTAGATACGTTCCATTAAATGGTGATCTCGCTGGACTATGTGCCGCATCCGATAATATAAATCCTTACATATCACCAGCAGGTTTTAATAGAGGAAATATTAAAAATGTTACAAAACTTGCGTTTGATCCATCGAGATCAAATAGAGATGATTTATATGTCAAAGGTATTAATCCAGTTGTTTCATTTCCAGGACAAGGAACGATTTTGTTTGGAGACAAAACTCTTTTAGCAAAACCATCTGCTTTTGATAGAATTAATGTTAGAAGACTCTTTATTATACTTGAAAAAGCAATTGCTAATGCGGCCCAATTTTCATTGTTTGAGTTCAATGATGAATTTACACGAGCCCAATTTGTATCAATCATTGAGCCATTTTTGAGAGATGTACAATCACGAAGAGGAATTTTGGATTTCAAGATTGTATGTGATGGATCAAACAATACTCCTGCAGTAGTAGATAGAAATGAATTTAGAGGTGATATATTCATTAAACCAAGCAGATCAATTAACTTTATCAGTCTCAACTTTGTTGCCGTTGCTTCTGGAGTTGAATTTTCTGAAGTAGTCAACGCAATATAAGGAGTATAAATGGCATTTAACGTATCAACTTTTAAGTCACAAATGAGTGGTGATGGTGCGAGACCTAATTTATTTAGAGTTTCGTTAACAGGTGCCACTAATTTTTTAGATATAGACAAAGATGATTATTTCTTCATAAGAGCATCTAGCATACCAGGATCGACAATTGGTCAAGTTGTTGTTCCATATTTTGGTAGAGAGGTTAAATTTGCAGGTAATAGAACATTTGCAGAGTGGACCGTCACCGTTATTAATGATGAAAATTTCAAGACACGAGGTAGACTTGAAAGATGGATGGAAAGAATTAATAATCATCAAGCCAATTTAAGAAATTCAACTGGAACAGTTGGAGGTTATTTTGGAACAGGTACTGTAACTCAATTAGGAAAACAAACATCTGCATCAGCATTGAGAACTTATTCATTTGTAAATATTTTTCCTACCGATTTATCTGAAATCACTCTTGATTGGGGCGATAATGATTCAATCGAAGAATTTACATGTACTTTTGCTTATGATTACTGGACTGCTACAAGTTCAGGTTCACCTGCCGCCGATGCGACTGGTGCTATCATAGCATAATCCATTCTCTGAATTTGTGGGTGAATAAATATAAAGAACTGTAAAAGTTTTTTATATCACCCACAAAGGAACTTATTATGCCTATTGATTTGTTTGGCTTTACTATAGGTCGAAAACAAGAACCCACCAAAACATTACAAGCGTTTGCTAAACCAGAATATGAAGACGGAGCATTACCTGTTTCATCAGGTGGTGTGTACGGAACTTATCTGGACACAGATGCGACCATCAAGACAGAATTTGAGTTAGTAAATAGATATCGTGATATGGCACTTCAAGCAGAAGTTGAGGCCGCCGTAGATGATATTGTTAATGAAGCCATTGTCACTTCTCATGAAGTTCCACCTGTTAGAATAAATTTAGATAATATTAACGTATCAGACAACATCAAAGAAAAAATCAAATCTGAATTTAGAGAAATTGTACGACTTCTTGATTTTAATAAAAAAGGTGTTGATATATTCAAGAGATGGTACATAGATGGTAGATGTTATTATCATGTTGTTATTGATGAGAAACAACCAAAAAGAGGCATTCAAGATCTTAAAGTATTAGATCCTAGAAAGATTAGAAAAGTTAGAGAGACAAAAAAGAAAGAGGGTGATCCAAGAACAGTACCATATGGTTCTCAACAAAGAGAGACCAGAGAATATTTTGTATATAATGAAAAAGGACTTTATAAAGGACAAGGTCAAGGATATAGCACAACATTTGGACAAGCCGCCTCTGGCATTCGTATAGCAACTGATGCGATTGTGTATACACATTCAGGTTTGTTAAATGGTCAAAGATCTATGATCTTGTCATATCTTCATAAAGCAATTAAACCACTTAATCAATTAAGAATGTTAGAAGATGCTCTTGTAATTTATCGTATTTCAAGGGCACCAGAAAGAAGAATATTTTACATTGATGTAGGTAATCTTCCTAAGTTAAAAGCAGAACAATATCTAAGAGATTTAATGGCAAAGTATCGTAACAAGTTAGTTTATGATGCTAATACAGGTGAAGTAAGAGATGACAGAAAACATATGTCAATGCTTGAAGATTATTGGCTCCCACGTAGAGAAGGAGGAAGAGGCACTGAAATCTCAACTTTACCAGGTGGACAAAATCTAGGTGATATAGAAGATATACTTTATTTTCAGAAAAAACTTTATAAAGCATTAAATGTTCCTATCTCAAGATTAGAATCAGAAGCAAACTATACCATAGGTAGAGCAACAGAAATCTCAAGAGATGAAGTAAAGTTCACACGATTTGTCAATAAACTACAAACTGCATTTAGTGAATTGTTTAATGAATGTCTTGATAGACAACTAACACTTAAAGGCATTCTTTCAAGAGATGATTGGAAAAAATTGAAAGCAGATGTTTATTATGTCTATGAAAATGATAGTCATTTTGCTGAAGTAAAAAATGCAGAACTTATGCAAGATAGAATGAATCTGTTGAGAGATCTTTCAGATTATGCTGGTAAATATTATTCACATGAATTTATACGTAAACATGTATTGAGACAGACTGATGATCAAATTAGAGAGATCGATGATGCAATCTCAACTGAATTGGATGATCCAAGGTATAATAGATCTGAAGATCCTCAAGGTGGAGGAGGTGCACCATTGTTTAATGAAATTGAGCATGATACGAATGAAAAAGGGGTAATTTTAGAAGACATAGATAGAAAGATAGAAGAAAAGTTTGACATAGCGAAAAAAGATAAAGAATTAAAAGAAACAGTTTCAGAAGTATTTAATTCTATTTTAGAGGATGATGATGACGAACTTAAAGATACACTCAACGATGTGTTCAATTCGGTACGGAAATAGTATAAGTGAGTAACGACAACGACAATGCAGAGAGTCTAGAATTACAAAAAGTTCTAGCCGCCTCTCTTGCGTATACCCAAAAAGAGTTTCGTAGAGCAAAACGAGAACTAATCGAAGAATTCAAGGAAGTTCTTGATCCTGATACTGGTGAAAGAATACGAGTTCTAGAGATTAAAGGTGCTAGAGGTCCAAAAGGTGAGCGTGGTGAACGTGGAGAAACTGGACCACAAGGTGCAAGAGGTGAAGCAGGACCAGCAGGTGTCGATGGTAAGATGGGTGTTCAAGGTCTCATGGGACCTCAGGGAGAAAAAGGAGACCCAGGTGAAAGAGGACCTCAAGGAGAGAGAGGTCTTCAAGGTGATACCGCAAATATTGCACCTCTTGAAGATGACATTCAACGTATCAAAGATACTCTTAAAAATGTTGGTACGCAAGTAACTCAAACTGCACAAAAAGTAAATTCTGCTACTGGATGGGGCGAATATCAAGGTGGTGGCGGTGGTGGTAAAGAATCATTTGGTGAAAATGTAGGTTCAGGAACTGTACAAGTTTTCAGACAAATGAGACAAGATGGTGAAACATCTTTCATGCAATTTCGTTCCATCGATGTTACAAGATTATTTTCAATATCTCAAGCCTCAGGTGTAATTACACTTACACAAAATTCAAGTATATTAGATTTAGATGCTGACAACAATATACTTGTCAAAAATAAATTAAAAATATATGATTCTAACGGTCTGATTATTGGAACTGGCACTCAAAATGCAGTTCTTGGTTTTGC